TTAAATAATCTAGGACAAGATTTCTTAGCTGAATCGAAAGACGAAACCCTTTTAGAAAGTGCGTCGAAAGCATGGGGCGTAGATAAAAAGAGTGGGATGTGGGCACTCCCTGCGAAATATGTTGGGCCATACGCTGAACAAGATGCAGTGATGACTCTGAAGTTATGGAAGATATTTAAGAAAAGGATCGAGACTGAAGGATTACAAAAGATCTTCGATTTAGAGTGTGCTCTGATCCCACTGCTAATTGAGATGCGATGGCGCGGTGTTCGGATCGATTTAGATCGGACGGAGCAGCTTTCAAAAGAGCTCTCACAAAAAGAACAACAGATTTTAGTAGAGTTTAAAAGAAAGTTTGGGATCGACATAGAGATCTGGTCGAACGCTTCGATCGAAAAAGCTTTTAAAAAGAATGACATATGGTATCCACATACCGAAAAAGGTATGGCTAGTTTTCAAGCAAACTGGCTCGAGAGCCACGAACATGAACTACCGAAGATGTTAGTAGCTGCTCGGAAGTTGAACAAAGCTCGGACTACGTTTATCGACGGAATGATTTTAGAACACGTAGACGATGACGGATTAATTCATGCTGAAGCTCACCCACTACGAAACGATGGTGGAGGGACCGTGACTGGTCGGTTTAGTTATTCGAATCCAAACTTACAACAAGTACCAGCTCGAGACCCAGAGATCGGTAAACTAATTAGATCACTCTTCATTCCAGAAGAGGGAGCGCACTGGGGAGCTTTCGATTACTCTCAACAAGAACCCAGGATTACAGTGCATTACGCTTCACTACTCGGTCTGACAGGAGCAGATGAAGCAGTAGAAGCTTACTCTAGCCAAGATGCAGACTTTCACCAGATCGTAGCTGATATGGCTAATATCCCTCGGAAACAAGCTAAAGATATAAACCTTGGTCTGACCTACGGCATGGGTAAAGATAAATTGGTGCGTGAACTCGGATTAGAAACTGACGAAGCAAACGCTTTGCTAAACACATACCATGATCGAGTACCGTTTATAAGAGGATTACAAGATATGTGTTCTCGGATGGCAACTCAACGAGGATATATAACAACACTCGGAGGTCGGCAATGTCATTTCGACTTATGGGAAGGGGTCGGATACCTACATAATGAAAAACAAACTCCTCTACCATTACAAGAAGCTAAAGATAAATACGGGGATAATCTCAAACGATCTTATACATATAAGGCACTGAATCGGCTGATACAGGGATCGGCTGCGGATATGACTAAACTAGCGATGCTAGATCTCTGGAAGGAAGGACTAGTACCACATTTACAGATACACGACGAGTTAGATTTCTCGGTTAGATCGGAGGAGGAGGCAGAGATAATAATAGATCGGATGGTCAACTGTGTCGAGTTGAAAGTACCTTTGGTAGTAGATTACGAAAAAGGACAAACTTGGGGCGATGCTAAATGAGAATACGAAGTCTTACGCAAGAGCAGATTTCTACTTACGAAGAACGCAATGCAAAGATATTTGATTTATATACTAATCAGAAGATGACTATGGAGGCCATCGGAGAAAAGTTTGGGATTACTAAAGCTCGAGTCTGGCAGATCGTGACTCGGTGTTTAGAAGGACAAGGAGATTATTACGCTTTCCACCGAAGGAGGTATGAATGCCAAAAGAAGCTTCACTCTGGCAACTCTTAAGAGAAAACTTATCGAAAGAGGTGCATTTTCAACGGATCGAGACAGGAGGTACAGCTAAAGGAGTACCTGATGTCAACTTATGTTATCAAGGAAAGGAAATCTGGATCGAACTAAAATCAATTACAGGGAACAAATTAACTCTGAGCGAGTTCCAGATTGTGTGGATGCACAACCGAGATAAAAGTGGAGGTAAGTGTTTGATTTTAGTCAAGAAAGGAAAACAAATACGAGCGTTCGATGTAGCTGATTATGAACTAGAGGATTTTTTAGATGGCAAAGTTAAGTGGAATAGTGATTTCTACTACGGTCTCACTCCTCCTTACGATTGGGAGGACTTTCACCGTTTTCTTAAACGGTTCTAACTTAGTGCTTTACTTTCGTAAAGTGGGCGGTTAAGGTATTAAAAGTAACGCCGTGACAGCGTTACCAAAGAAAGTAGAAATAACAGGAGACCAATATGGTTGCAGCAGTAGAGACGATGGCCTGGACAGGCCAAGTACCGTGGCACGGTGAGGGCTTAGAAGTAGCCCCTGACTTAACGCCACATGAGATGATGAAAGCAGCGAAGTTAAATTGGACGGTTAGTAAACGTCCTATTTTTACTACGCACAAACCTACTAGCGAGTATCCAATTAAGCAGGATGAAGACGGTAACAACTACTATGCTGACCTCGAAATGCTTAATAACCCTGACCGTTTCGCGCTTATGCGTGATAGTGATAATACGTGGCTAGGCACGTGCTCCGGCGATTACCAAGTAATACAAAACGAGCGCATCTTCGACTTCTTCCAGAAGTTTTCTAAACACGCTAATATCTCTATGGAAAC